AAGGTCAGCAGCTGTGTCAGTCAGGCTCTGCTGAGCACCAGCAGCAAGCGTACCTAAACCCATGTTTACGTACTGCGTACCAGCGGCAGAAGAACCAAGATTGACAGCACCTTCCGTGGTGACGGCATTGAAAGTTTCGATAGCTTCAACATCAATCTCTTTGATGCTACCTTGCTTTCCTTCTGGGCCACGAATAATCATGGAACCAGTGCCTGCACCAAAGTCGTGGTAATAGCTGAATGCATAAGGACGTGGATCGCTGTAACTCATAACAATTTCTCCTTAAGATTGGCTATCCCACATCACGATACGTGACTGGGCTGCTTGTGTGTGAACGAGGCCGAAACCTCCCAAGTAATACCACGCAATACCACGGTCCCGTCCGAAGTCGCCAGGAATTTTCCCACGAATTTCTTCAGGAACAGCGATAGCTTCAGCAACAGTATCTTCACCAAAGAACAGGCACCAATCGGACTTGCCGTTGGACCATGCACTAGCTGAAGTACCGAGAGCTGCGGCACCTTTGTGAGTCTGCTCAACGAAACGCACACCCTCGTAACGACCAATCTCGCCGTTCATAATCATCTGGAAACCAGCATCAATATACTGCTTGATTCCTTCAAGATCATTCTTCAACGTTCGATAGGTTGAGGGTCGTGAGATTGAGTAGTAATCATCGTCAGCATACGCTGGGATGTTACGCTCTTTCATTGTGTCAACAATCAACTTGACATGCTCTTTACCAAGAGCAACGTTGTTAACCGTTGCAGACGCACCATTCTCTGTAACCACCAAAGAAGTCGTACTCGTACCTGCAGTAGGCGTGACGCGAACTTTCGCGGCATCGAACTGCGCAGCAGCAAGATTATCGAATCCTTTAGTAGCATCGTTTTTCAGCACTTTCCGGATAACTTCGGCCACAGGCTGCTCAGAGAGATCATCCAATTTACCGGTATACGGTACGCTGTTACCAGCTTCCGTAATGGTCATGGTTCCCTGAGAAATAGTGAACGAGGTTTCTGGGATGGTGCTGGTCTCTGTTAGTGTCGTGCCTTGCGTGGCAACGTCACTGTACACGTTCCAATGGAATGTATCGCCGCGATGTAAGCCCTGATGCGCTGCGTCTTTTACGTCGCAGAACTGACGGAACTTGACCATCGGCTGAACTGCCATCCGAAGAAGGCGGCTCAGGTTGTCAGCATACATATAACCACCAGAGGTGTTAACTGACCATACTTGTCCAGCCATAATTAACCTCCAAAAGAGTTATAAGTTTTGGCCTCTAGCTTTACGCATTTCTGCAACAATTTGAGATGGTGTCATAGGGACATCATTCTTCGCATTGCCAGCCGAAGCCCTTACGGATTTAGGTTGTCTCACAATTTTTTGCTTGCGATTAACCCGTTCATTTGAATCATTACTAGTTCCAGCCCACTCACGAGTGTACTCAGCAGCTGCATTGATAATCTGCGACGGTGTCCAATTAGGATTTTGCTCCGTTAGGGTAATCGTCTTCCTATCTGCAATCGCTCGAAGCTCCTCAGATTGTGCAATATCTGGATAGTCTTCATTAAAAGATCTTACTGCATCCTCTAATTCAGACTGATATGCTGCCCTCTGAATATGATCTTGCTCTGCTTTTTTTCTTGCTTCGTGAGAAAGAATAGCTTGATTTACAACCTCTTCTACATTTTGGGTAGCATTGCTGCGCCCACTATTTGCCAAGGTCCTGAGTAGTTTAGCAGCCTCCGCTGCGTCATCCTGGAATAATGCTTCATGGTATTTTTCGACAATGTCTTCAACACCTTCGGCTTCTTCCTTTTGCTCAACGTCCTGACCGGATGGTTGAGAATTTAACATTCTTAATTGTTCTTGAATCTGCTGCTCTCGATACATAAGCTCTCGCTCTTTAACAGCAGCAGCTTGAAACTTTTCTTGAGATGCACGATCTTTCTGGTGAGAAGACTTTAAAGAATCAAATGGTACATCTACTTCTTCACCATTGACTTTAACTTTTGTAACCCACTGTTCGCCATTAAACCATACTGGCGCATCTGGAGCTTCTTGAGCTTCTTCTTCTAGTGCTTCTTCTACGTGCTCTTCTTCTCGTCGTCTATTATATATTTCTTCTAAAGCTTTTTCCCTTGCAGAAAGTGGGTTTATTTGAGCTTTATTAAGATCATCAACAACGTTCTCTTCAACAACTTGTTCCAACTCTAACGCATCCTGAACTTCTTGTTGGGTAGCGTTTTCCATATTACTATCTCCTTATGGTTCTAACACACCAGAAGATTTGTATTTTGAAATCTTATCAGCATTCTCCCCTTCTTGTATAATACTGTCAAACCACTGCAGCGTTTTTAAGGGTGTTGAGAGATCAGAAACAATCTTCCGGTACTCTTTTAGTTCTTCTTCTGAAGAACCCTTAAATCCGTTTAAACCAATATCTTCTAGATTATTAATTCCCTTTATGTATTCATTTAGGGCTTTTGTTAATATTGCTTTACCTACGGACGTATTTAAAAAATCTTTTGTAGTATGACCTATTCTTATTCTTTTAACTAAGTCATCAATCCCGACTTCACGGGGATCATAGTAATCCATATTATCCTACTGCGTAAGGTATTTTACCATAGTCGTCTCTAGCCATTACTCCAATATCGCCTTCGTCAACCATCTCTTCCTGCCTCGCAATCTCAGAATCTGCTATCTGATTAATTAAAGCTTCTCTTTGTAGCATTAACTCCGCACGTCTAGTTGCTACGTCTTCTTGCTTTAATTGTAAATCAATATTCTTAAGTTGCGATTCCATCTCTTTTTTGCGCATCTCTGTGCCGTACTTCATATTGGCAACTTCAAGATTGCCTTGTTGTTTCATCTGTTCAATGGTAACTCTATTTTGTAACTTACCTTGTTCAGACTGAATGTATCCTTGCATCTCTTCAAGTTGCGCTGTAAGTTCTGCAACCTGTGGATTCTGCTCCATCATAACAAAACGTTCACCGTCCTTATATCCAAGAGCGCCAAACACTTCCTTTACAATCTCCTGAACATTTAAACTTTCTGCAAAACCTGGAAGACCTCCAAGCATCTGTATTCCAGATATAAGGTTTTGAACTTTGCGTAATGGATCTGTAGCGCTAATTCCAACGTTAACCTTTAACAGAACCTCGTACTTTAACAGATCGTTTATAACGCCTTGGTATTGCTCATTAACTTGAATTGCTGCATCGCTTGCTAATTCAAGAATAATTTCATCTGTTTCGTAGTACTGCTCAAGACGCATAAGCTGTTTAAGTACACGCTCTACCCAAGTTTCAGAAAAGGTTCTAAGAACATACTCTGTAACTGTTCCACTGTTGCTTGCCATAAGAGACATACCACCAACAGTTTCATTTAAAGATCTAGCACCCTGTACCGTAGACGTTGAGAAGTTACCCTGCAACTCGTCAAAGTCCATATTGATTCTATCCTGTTCTGCATAAGCTGAACCTGTAACATCTCTAGTATCAATAACACGTACATCGTTATCTGGATCATCCATCTCTACTGCGCCACCAGGGACAGATCTAAACAAAGCATCTAAGTCAATGTTTCTATCTCTGCGAATATGGTAACGTTTGTTCATTGCTAAACGAACATTGTCAAACCTTTGGTTCCATATGTCGTTAGCAGCGGCCTGCAATTCTTGAGTTAGCTCTACTGTTCCTGCTGGATAAAGTCTATGAGATTCTACATTGGTGTAACCCATCACATAGGGACGCTCACCATTCCTTAACCAAGGATACTCTTCTAGAAGAGGTTTTGGATCCGTAAGCATTGCATCAGTTCCTACTGTATAGTAGCACCAATCCATTCCTTCTCTGCGAACAATGTTTTTATGTATCCAGACAATCCTGTAAGAATCAATATCACCATAACCAGCATCGTTATCTAATCTATCCTCTCTTGGCTCATCCCTAATCATTCGGGTGGTATCATCATCTTCATTTGTATCAGAAGCTAGAAGCTCACCGATAGGAATATCTAACCACTCTCCATCTATCATTTTTTGTCTAACATCTTGAACGTACATAGGCATAAGATGAATGATGTAAGGACTGCTTTCCATAGGATCATGCCAGTCAGCAGCAGGATCAATTCTAATATTTTCTGGAGAAATAAGATCTATAATAGGTTTATCTTTAATAGATGTCTTCTGTTTAGTTACAACGGGATTACCATCAGCATCCATAACGGGTCTGTTCTGGCTATCTACATTTAAATAAGACTCTTCTTTCTCTTCATATTCCCAATACTGATGGCTTACACATATGCCCTGTACAGCTGCATCTTGCAAGGCTGCAGACATTGTCTGGAACCAAGGAAGAGTGTTTGTAAGCCTGTACTGCATGATAGATTGAGATACTGCTGCAGCTGCAACCTGATCTGGATCGTTAGGATTTCTAGGCTGAACACTTACAACATCCTCGTTTGTAAAAAAAGCAACAGCCATAGCAGACTGAAGGTTTCTTACAGCAGTTCTGGTCTTTGGTCTAAAAAACCTAGATCTTTTATCATACGCTCCAGTGTTATACTTAGAACCAGGGGGATGTTTGCTGTTGAACAAAGAAATGCTTTTTTCCCACTGATCTCTAAGATTGGTATCAATCCAATCACTAGACTCTTCATAAGCTTCACGAGCAATACGCAGCCAAAAATCTTCTATATAAGGAGTATCCTCCATCTGTTCAACAGATATATTTTCTGAACCCTCCGTAGGAGGCTGCGGTCTAATTCGGCTCATCTAGAGTAATCCCCATTAAGTTTGCCTTTGGAATCTATTGATAGGTCATGGTACAGTGTGTCATCAAACTGACCCCTCTTCTGCCTAAACCTTTCTAGTATTTCTCCGCCAGCCATAACAACCATTTTATAATCGTTGTCTATTTTATCAGTATGAAGAACAAATCCCCAGTTACCAGAAAGACGCATTGACTTTACAGAAACAACTCCGTCCATTACATGCACAGCCCATAACCACCCAGGATACTTTTCTTCTAATTTTTCTGCAATATTCCTAGCCAACATATTGTCATTTAAAGAGTATACGTTTGACTTTGCAACATCTAAATCCATTACTTTTTTCCCTTCTTTTGTTTCTTTTTTACAGCGGTTTCGGTATAGAAAACTCTGTTTCCATTGTCGAATATATATGTTGGTGTTGGATACTTAAGAGAAGGATCAGCCTTGTAGCACTCATCCATCCAACTCCAAGTAGTTTCTTTTGTTTTTATATCACCCATATTGTAGGTTTCCATGTTGGGTCTTTCCAGACTGAGCTAGGAGATTTACCATCTATTGTAAGTATTCCGCTAACAGGATCATAAGAATGAGTCTGCCCTACAATTGGCGCTCTACCATAAGCACTCCAAGTATTTGGATCTGTTGCCCAAGTGGTTGATATGGTGTACCACTTGATTAAATCCATTGACAATGAAGCAGCAGGAATATTTTTAAAAACTCCTTTAGCATATATTGGTACATAACCAGTAATAGATAAAGATCCCGCTCCTATGCTTGGCGAAAAACTTATACCTAAATCAGGAGAAATACCATTAAGAGTTAGGTTTACACTGTTTGGATAAACTATATGATTGTTAGGATTATCTGGAGCATATCCAGTTAGGCTTGCACTATATGTACTAGGGGTAAGATAGTAGTCTTCCCAATTATAAGTAGTTGCATTCCAATTATCTGGATTAGAAGCCCAAGAAGCCCAAGGATTTGTCATTCAACTATTCTCGCAATTACTTTTTTATCTTCCCAGTTAATCCTTGTTTCAACAACTCTTTTTTCGCAAGCATACCTACCACCTTTGGTATCATGCCATCCCTGTCTTTTTAAAGTTCTTTTCATTGCAAGACATCCAGGCATACCCATCTCTACCCACTCGCTAGTTACTGGGTCTTCCCAAAATGCCATGTGTTCTTTAATTTCGCCATTTATATATAGAAGTAAAACAAAAAGTGTTTCCATTCAGTGCGCCCCATTTCCATTTGCTTTCATCTCCGCGTAATTATCGCGCAACGCTTCAAGTTTTCCTTCTAAAGAATCAACTCGACCTGATAAAAAGTTTAACGTTAGTTCTTGTTGCTTGTTAATTGACGCCGCTTTATCTTCAGAAATTTCTTTTTCTAAAGCATTGAGTTGCCCTGCTGTATGCTCTAATAATAAAAACATTTCTTGGGATGAGGCCGTGCTGATCTCCCCTCTTTGTAACTGCTCTGAGAACTGGCTGTTAGAATCAACCTCCGCTCTCATTAAGGTAAGGCGCATATCATGTTGATTGAGGCGTTCCATAGTGCCAAACCAAGCCCATGTCCCAATTGCAACAGCAGACGCTAAACCAATTAAATTACGAAGCGGCAACGAAACTCCCGTTCGATCCGAAAGTTGAATTGCTTTTTCTTCAGACATTTTTATGGTTTAGGATATTTTGTTTTAACCGCCTGACGATTTGCTTCCAACGCAGTGACAGATGCCATGCGTTCTTCGACCACGCCTTCCCATAGAGCAACGATTAGTTCGTCAACAGATGGGTACTCCGCTTGTCGATCACGTTGGTATTGCGTTGAGTCGTATTTGGCTTGTAGTTCACTTCGTTTTGCATCGAATTGATCCCACGTTACTGCATCACCGGGGTCGCCAAAAACTGCCGCGCCTTGATCGTCAACGCTTACTACATACCTTATACAAGTAGAGATTCTAGACTCTGTAATCTCTCCATCAATGCAATAATCAGCGGATGGTCTTAATGCCTGAATAATTTGAAGTTGGTCAATCATGCCAAGACCTCCATCGCTATCAATTGATAAGTTCTTCCATCTCGAAAATAGTAGACCGTGTTAGTAACCGCTTGTACATAAAGAGAATATTCGATTGCTGACGTTGTTGAAGGTGAGTCAATGTAAGTTCTGCAATACGGAATAATTGAAAAATAAGGCCATCGGTATTCGGTCAAGCTTGCGTCGATTGCGGCATCCCCCGCCCCGCCCACATTTTTGTAAAATTTTTGTACCAGACCCCGACTCCCGTCTCCCGCTGAATCCCAATCTGGGCCATTTAACATCAAAATAATTTTTGAGGATGTTGCTGACGGAGTTATAGTTACGTTCAAGCCAGTGTCTACATAAGCGGCTGTTGTTACTGTGTTGCTACCAGTTTTCGTTCCAAAAAGAACTTGACCAATCTTTCCTGCACTCAAATTGCTTACTGTTGCTCCCGCAAAATCAACAGTGCCGTTAATATCAAGAGTAGCGCCAGAAGCAATATCAATTTCACCACCACTAGGAATTGAAAAAGTATCTCCTGAATCGCCTAATGTAAATGCAGTTCCAGAACGAGGACTTATTTTATTAGTTTTGACTTCGCTCATTTTGGATATGCCTCCTTAACGGCTTCGACAGCATCTAACCAAGTGCGTGAGCCTTCTGTTTGATCGTGGTACATCATGTCCATTTGTGTTTGCCAAGACGGATATGCTTCGGCTCTTGCTCTTGCGTATGCTTGAGAATCGTATTCGGCTTGCCACTCAGCGTTCGCTGTTTCAATTTCTGCTTCGGTTGGTTGTGTCGATCCACTGTTCCATTCT